TTTGAAGCCCGGCCGCACCACCGGGTGCGATTGCCTTCCTCTTTGATTTACAAGGAATTTTTCTGCGTCAGCTGAGGATCAGACGCGGGAGTGTCGAAAAAGTGTCGAAAATCCCTAGCAGGACCGAACGCTAACACGTCCTGCAGATGATCAGGTGACAGGTGCGCATACCGCATGGTCATCGCCAGCGACGTATGGCCCAGGATCTTCTGCAGGGTCAGGATATTGCCACCGTTCGCAATGAAGTGGGAGGCGAAGGTGTGCCGCAGGACGTGCGACTTTTGTCCGGCCGGCAGATCGAGCTTTGCGCGCGTCACCGCGTTGTCGAAGCGGTCACGGCAGTTGCTGAATGCGCCGTGCAGTTGGAGGTGTTTGCGTATGCGCTCAGCCAGCTTGGGGTCGATGGGCACCACGCGGCGACGTTTGCCCTTGGTGTTCACGAACTGCAGCATGCCCTCCCCGACCCGGCTCAGCGTCAGCCCTTGTGCCTCACCCCAGCGGCAGCCAGTCACCAGGCAGATCGTGGCCACCAGCTCGACGTGAGGATGGGGCATGCTGCGTAGCACCTGGAACAGCCGGTCGATCTGCTGGTTGTTCAGGTACGAGAGTTCTCGTTCCTGGATGCGGATGGCCCGCACCGGAGAAAGCGGGTTCGGGAAGTCGATCTCACCGAGCCGGTGCAGCTCGTTGAACATGGCACGCAGGTAGGAGAGTTCGTTGTTCAGCGTCTTGGGGCTGATACCGGCGGCAAGCCGCTTGGCCCGGTACTCGCCGAACTGGGTCGCGCTGAATGTCACGGCCACGGGGTTGCGCAGACGCTCGATCATGCGATCCATGATGACGCGCCGACCTTCGTAGTCGGAGAGCGACTGGCCGTGCAGCCGGGCCCAGCAGTCCACCAGTTCCGCCAGCCGCCGTCGATCCTTGGGCTTGGGTGCCCAATCCGGCTTCTGAATGGTCTGTGAGCGGCAGGTCGCTTCGAAGCGCTGAGCCTCACCCTTGGTCTTGAACGTCTTGCGAAAGCGCTTGCCCTTGATGGGCTCGACATCGACCTTCCAGCGCCCGTCCGGCTGTTGCTGGATCGCCATTCAGACCGCCCGCCCCCAGCGAACGTGCCGTTCCTGCAGTAGCGCCTTGATGTGCTTGTACAGCTCGCGTTCGGTCATATCCTTGGCGGCGTAGTGATCGCGGATGACCGGCCAGCAATCCCATTGCTGCAGGGTTTCGAATGCTTTCTTAGCGCCCACCCGCTCCCTTGCCAGCAGGCTTACGAAGTTTCCCAGGAAGAGTTCCACGTTCTTGCCGCTGAAACCCCGGCTGGTCTTGTAGTACCGCTTGTATTCGGTTTCATCGACCAGGGAATCGACCGGCACATCGACCCGCACGTCATCGCGGATCAGCGTCCAGATCGGTTCGTAATAGCCGGGGCGCGCGATCAACTTGAACTGGCCCAGCCCATAGCGCCACAGGCCGTCCAGATGCGCCGAGAATGCGGCGAACGAATCGGTGCCGATCGCTTCCCCGGTCTTCACGTCAATCGAGCCACTGGCGAACTGCTGAACAACCGAGTGGTGATAACGCAGCTCGATACGCCACACGCTTTGCTCGGGGTCGTAGTTGTCGGGGTCGTAGGCTTCGAAGCTGTCACGACGCCGCCAGACGCTTTCCCAGAAGTCGAGCTTGTCCGTCGCCCTGGCCTGCTCGGTCTTGTTGTAGATACACAGCTGGACGCCACCGGCAGAGCCGAACATCGAGGTTTCCCCGCGCCCGTAGACGCTGGACTTGGTCGCCCACTGGATTTCCTTGATGCCGGAAATATCCCGGTGCGTGCGGGCCCGGCAATGCAGGCGTGCGACGAGATCGGCTGGCGGTTCCCAGCCCTGGAGATCCAGGGCCAGATGGACGGCGCACTGGTTGCGCTCGACGTGTGTCATCACGGCCGAGGCGTAGAAATCCATGCGCTCTTGCAGGCGCTCCGGCGACAGCGCGTCGATGGCATGCGGCGAAACTTCGATTTTCAGGTGCGGCCCGATGTTCTCGAGCTTGGCGTTGAAATTCTTGATGAGCAGGACGAAGCCGAGGTCGGCGTTCTGCAGCTTGTACTGGTAACCGGAGTCACGGCCGACCCGACCGGAATGCCACACGCTACCGGCGAAATCGACCATCGCGCCCGGTTTCTCGAACAGCGCCATGATCTCGGGACGGATCAGCCCGCGATACAACTGGCGCACCGTATCCACGCCGCAGCGCAGCAGGCGCACTCCCGAAAGATCGGTCAGGCGCGCCGTATGCGGATCAAGAAAAAGCCTGCCATCTTTGGACGGAACGGCGGTTTGACGATCCAGTCTGGCCAAGTCTTTAACGCTCATCTTCAAATCTCCAACAATGTCCTCTAATGGACGTTTTCAGCCGTGCTTATCTGACGTGTTACAGGGACGTCAGGGCGGCGGCGCCGCGCTGGCTCCGGCGCCCGTTGCGCTACGCTGACGCGCGCCGGAGTCAGAGGCGCGCACCGCCGTACTCACCGACGCCACCGGATCAATCACGCTGGTCACCGCTCCACGGCCCGTCCAGGGCGTGATGCGCTCGCCCTCGATGTCGCAGTACATGTCCATCTGCCCGGTGAAGAAGCGGCATTCGCCCAGGGGCACGATGCGGGTCAGCCCGCTGGTCGAAACGAGCACCACCCGGGCGGTGCGGCTGACCGGCCGGGCGTTGCCTTCCTTGCGCCAGTAAACGCCGGCATCGGCGGGCGGCGGGTCGCTGGGCGGTCGCCAGGAGCCGGTCGGGGCCATGACGTAGCCGCCGACGCGCCAGGTGAGCGACATCACCGGCCCTTCGGGCTTGGCGTAAACGGTGGCGGCCGCTCGGTTGGCACGTGACGGGGCCGGTGGCGGTGCGGCAGGAGTCATCGGGGCGGCCTTGGGCTCGGGCGCTGGCACCATCGGCGAGCTGAAGAACGCGCGCACGCCGGCGATGCCCACGACGCCGCCGACGACGACAATGCCGATCAACCCCCACAGCCCCCAGGAGCGCAGCAGCGAAGCGCGGCCATCGGCCTTGGACTCGTCGCCCACATCGCCCGTGGCCGACTGCGTGGCCGAGTGGTAGTAGCACCACACGGCCGGCTTGAAGGTGCCGGCGGTCTGCCGCAGCAAGGCCGACTTGGGCGGGCGCTGGCCCTTGGCGGCACCCCGGTAGATATCGACCCGGTAGTACTTCTTCGACTTCTTGACGATGCGGTAGGTGGTTTCGACCAGCAGCGTGACCCAGGAGGCGATCTGCTCGAGGTCCTGCGTCACCAGCACCACGCGCATCGATTGGCCCTTCTGATCGACGCGGTGACGGTGTTCGGCCAGCAGGGCCTTGTCGGTGAGCAACGCGGCATTGGTCTTCTGCCCCTTCGGCCAGCGCCGCCAGAGTTCGTCCAGGACCAGTACGCAGCCATTGGGCGCGAGCTCGGCCAGATCCTCGCGCTCGAACCAGTCCGCAGGCAGTTGCGCGATGGTCCCGCCGAAGTCGGCCAGCAGCGCGTCCACCTCCAGCGGGATATTGGTCACCACATGCCGGCCCTGTTTCAGGCTGGGGATGATGACGTGCTCAACGACTCCGTAGCTCTTGCCGTGGCCGGGCATGCCGGTATATGCGTCGATCGCCATGGGTCACCCGATGATCGGCAGGCGGCGGATGACGAAGCGGATCAGCGAGGCCAGCAGCACCGTGGTCACGCCGAAGTCGAGCCGGAACATGGAGGCGAAAAACAGCACCTCCGGCGGAATCGACTGCATGGCGTTGCCGGCCTGGTGGAAGAAGTCCGGCACCGGGATGGCGTTGAAGAATGAGACGATGCCTTCGGACAGTTGGTGAAAGACCCACTGCGGCAGGGTTTCGATGAAGTCGATAACCGAGTCGAAGGCGTCCTGCAGCCATTGCAGCAGCTTGCCTGGGAACGCCCAGACCCAATCAACGAAACGACCTAGCTTCTCAAGCATGGCGGCACCTCAGGAGGACAGGACGATACGAACGCCCAGCAGGCACCAGACGGCCAGCATGAGCGCGGAGAAGATTCCGGAGATTTCACCCCACAGGGTGCAGTGGCCATCGAAGGTGATCGGGCGGCCGAAGAGCATCACGGTGCCCGAGGGGCAGACACCGGAGCCGGACGGAAAGGAGATCGCGCCGACGGCGCTGCCCAGCGGTGAACTGCGGATGCCATCGAACACATGGGCCAGCGACTCTTCGAAGCCCGGCACCGTCTCGGCCCCGTCGAAATAGGTCGGGGCAACGAACGAGCAGTCATCGCCATCGCAGAAGCCAGGCCCCGAACCGCTGTCTTCTTCGCCTTCCTCGCCGTCGCCTTCGCCAGAGCCGTCACCCGAACCGCCCGTACCGCCACCCGAACCGTCACCTTCGCCGCCTCCGGTGCCGTCGTCCGAGCCGTCGTCAACTCCGTCACCACTGCCGCCATCATCACCGCCGCTACCACCGCCACCGCCCGAGCCGTCGTCAGGGTCGGTCGGGTTCTCTGGGTCGGTCGGATCGGTGGGATCGGTCGGGTCCGGCTCTTCGGGCGGGTTCTCTGGCGAACAGAAGGTGCCGTTGTAGATGTAGCCGGCCGGGCATTTGTCGCCGTCTTCGGGCGGCGGCGTATCGTCGGGATCCTGGGTTTCGCCTTCGGACGGATTGCCGGGCGTTTGCAGGGTGTTCTCGGTGCACTCGATCCCGTTGCCGGTATAGGAGTAGATGCCGAACACCCCTGGCGGATTGCCGCTGCTGTAGACGTAGACGTTGGAAGCCGGCGTATAGGTGAACGCGTACTGGCAGCCGTTACCGCAGACAGACCCCGGCGGGTCGATGGTCGGCTGGCCAACAGCGGACTTCATCAGGTGTTCGTGGCTGACGGTCTGGCCGTTGGTGGTTTCGCATTGATTGGGCTCGGGCTCCGGAGGCTCCGGCGGGGCATCGCAAAACAGGCCGGTCGCCCCGTACTCGCAGCTTTCGGTGTGCCATTTATAGGAGCCAACCGCGTAGGTCGTATCGCCCAGCTTGGCGTAGCACTGGTTAGCGTAGGCACTGCTAGGGCTGTAACCGGCCGGTGTTACGGCAGCACATGCAGCGATGGCGCTTGGATAGCGCTTATCGCCAGTGCTCGTTCCCGAGCCCACAAAGCTGGTGGCAGAGTACCAAGCAACATCGACAGAGGCGAAAGCGGGCTGCGCAGACAGCAACGAACAGAACAGCAGCAAAAGGCCGCATATGCGAGCTTGAGCCTTCATCCCTACCACCTCGAAAAAATCGCGTAAGCGCAGGCGGCTCCGATGCAGAAGAAGGCGAATTCCCAGAGCGCTTGCATGTGTACCTCGCCAAGAGAAAGGCCGGCGCTAGGCCGGCCTGGGTTGCGGGTGAGCGTTACGAACGCAGGAAGCCGAGGACGACGCGGGCACCTTTGATGCCGGCGTATACCGCTGCCAGCAGGGCCGCGACGGCGAGGACGCCACCGGCGATGGTCGAGAAGTCCACGCCGTTGGTCAGGGCGCTGTAGTCCCAGCCCTCGGCGTAAGAGGCCGAAGCCGCAGCAGCGAAGGGAATGGCCAGGGCCAGATCGCGAGACACACGTTTGAGGTTTTTCATGGTGAGGCTCCTTTGCAGGTTTCAGGCGTGCTTGAGGAAGTCGAGAACGGCCTTACAGCCGATGCCGATCAACAGCACAGTGGTTACGAGCGTGAATCCGACGCCGAACACCTGGGCCAGTACCGCGGGGTCCAGCTGGCTCGGGTGGAACTGTTCTGGAAGCTGGACTAAGACCCAGCCCCCGGAACACAGGGGCGCCCCGCCTGCATCGACCGAGACGGTGCCGTCGCAGGTGAGCGCGTAAGTCATTCGCCGGCCTCGAGGTCGGCAGTTGCTTCGGAGGGTTCGCAGTCAGGGCAGACGGCGAAGTGGGGCGGCAGGCTGAGGTCGGGCAGCAGGTCGCTTTGCGGCGCGGGCAGCGCCATGAGCTTGCCCATGTCGTTTCCGCAGCAGTCGCAGAACACCCGGTCACCGATCAGCATGGCTGCCCCTCCCGGTTAGTTGGCTTTGGCCGGCTCCGGCTGGGTGCCGGATGGCTTGGCGGTTTGCGGGGTTGGCTGGGTCGGCTTGGTGGCCGGCGCGTTGGCGGCCTTGACCGGCTCGACGTGGAGCACGATGAACTTGCCGGCGTTCTTCGAGCCGCGTTCGATCTCGGTGGTTACGCGGATCGGCTCCAACACGTCGAGGCCTTCGCAAGCGGCCCACACTTCGTCGAGGCTTTCTTCGGCCACGCTCATCGACAGGATGGAGATGCCCAGGTCGCGCTTGCCGTCGGGCTCATCGCCAACGAACAGCTTCACCAGCTTGACGTTGTCGAACTCGACTTTCTCAGCGCTGATAAATGCAACTTCCATGATTGAACGTGCCATGTTGTGTTTCCTCTCGTTAATTGCGCTTTATTGCGCGGCTTTGCCTTTTGCAGGCCGACAAAGTCCACGCTGAGGAACTTGTAAAGTTCGCCTCTAGCTAGGGTTTACGCGGCTTGCAACGGGTTTGTGGTGCTAGTTATACGCTGTTGAAAAGCGGTTTATTCAAACATCAACAAATATCATCTAGTTCGTTTGTTGTTGGTCTATGTTGGACTTAGTTGGGTTTGTAACTTCGCCACTATGAATAAACTTGATGGTTGGTTTAACACCAAGGGCTTTGCCCTTGTCATCCCACTCTTGCCGCCGAGGGCTCGGGAGCGCGGGGCGGTGAAGCTGCCCCACACTCACGAGCGGAGGCTGTTTCTGTTCGTGCAGGGTCAAGGGTGCGCTGCGCCCGTGCTTCCGTTCGCCGGATCGGTGAAGCGTGATCCGACGAGCCGGGAGCGCGGCCCTGGACCTGTTCGGCTTCGGCCGCGGTTTCGGCTAGAACGGGAATTGCTCGCTCGGCGCCGATGTTGAATCTTGGTAAGCAACGCTCCACCACTGCGCGGGGCGGGCGGGTGGCGTGTGCTTCTCGCAGATAAAGGCCGGTTCCACTGTCCACTCCGAGACCAGAGGCTTCCAGGCACCACCGACGCGGCCCATTTGCAGCGTGCGAATCGGCCGCGCAGAGGCGGGGCGGCATTGGGCGCAGCGTGTGGACGGGGAGGGAGCGTGTTTCGCCATTTCGCGTCTGGACCAGCAGACAGAGCAGTCGCAATCCTGGGCGTGCGGAAGGCGCAGATACTTGCCGTTCATTAGCAGGCACCTGCGCCGAGGGCTTTACCGGCGATTGAATACGGCCACAGGCAACGTAGGAGGGCATCATCGGGCCCACGTTGCGCTCATCGATGAAAGGCTCCCCGGCATGACTGGATGCGTTCAGCAGCAAGTCAGTAAGCAAGACATGCTGATCCCAGCTGATAACGCCTAGATCACACAAAGCCCGAATCTGGCCTTGGACAGTGCCGAATTTCCCGTAGCGCTGATATTCCGGGATGCTTTCAGGACCACCCAGACGGACATCGACGAGAGCGAGCAGAAGCGAGCGGAACGCGCGATCAGTAGACAAGCTCATTCGTCCCACTCCTTTTCCATGAGCTGCTTAACCAGCAACGCCACGTTGACCATCACGTACTTGCCGACCTTGTGCGACGGGATGTAGCCGTTGCGAATCCAGCCCCACACCACGTCGTGTTCGTCGCCCATGCGAATCCAGTCCGCGAACTGGCGCCACGGCATGACCGGGGGCGCGTTGAGCAGGTCTATCGGCGGTAGGTTTCCTTCCATGTCCTTGGCCTTTGTTGCACTATGTTGGTCTTTATCAGCAATGCTGTTATCTGCGTAACATTTACTCTTGCGTAAAAGTTACACCTTCTTTCAGCATGCGTAAATGTTACGCAACATGAAATTTGCCTATATGGATTCGGTCCGAGATAGAGCGCTTCGATTGATACGTGTTGTCGGTCCGAAGCGTCTGAGCGAGAAGGGCGGCAAGAACTACGACCGCTGGCGCAACATCAGCAGCGAGAAGATCCGCATCGGGACGGAAGAAATCGGCATCCTGGCTGACTCGTTTCCCGAATACGCCCTTTGGCTCGTTAGTGGCCGGATTGAGCCAGAGCATGGCCACAGAAGCCCGGAATACGACGAGGCCAACAGAAACTTGACCAGTCAAAGCGCGGGATAGCGATCACCAAGGAAGTGACTAGGCGCTGGTACGCCCGAAGGACAGGGAGAGGGAGATATGAAGGCTGAATGGAACGACGCCCCGGACTACATCAGAAGGCGCCCGCGCAAGGGAGCCGTAGCATGGCTGATACCAGGGCTGATCGGCACCGCGATCATGCTGGCGGCGCTACAGATGGTGAGTTCGACATTCCTCAAAGGCACCGCCCAGGGCATCGCCGACAAGCGCATCCAACCCAAGCCAGCCCCCGTTGCCGAGATCAGGCGAGCAGAGCCGACAGCGGCCAAGGATTGGGACAAGGTAGTAGAGGAAGTGGCCGCGAGAGGTGCAACGCCTCAGCCGCAAACAACCCAGCCCCAAGCTGCTACGGCAGAACCACCGCCCAAGCAAACCGTCTTCAACGACAAAAACTATGTGCCCCAAGGCGCGACCAATATCGTTCCCGCTACTCGGGTTATTTCGGAGCCGGCCGTAGCGACCCCAACCCGGCAAAAAGAAATTGTAGTTGTAGGCAAAGAGCGGCGGATCAGCGACTTTTGCCCAGGCGGGGAAGGGAGCATAGCTCGCAGAAACTGTAAAATGAGCGTTAATTTAAATTTGCGGAACTAGATATTTTTAACTGATTAACGGGTAACGCACGAGGCTGTCGTGCGCATGAAGTTTTGGGGAATTAAAATCAAAGCACTTAAATTTATCTGTAAGGTTGTTGCAGGAGTCGCCGCTGTAATAACTGCGCTGTCCGTATCGCTGTATTTCTTTTCAGATCAAATTCCGACGGCTTTAGATAAGTACTTTTATCGGTCCAGCGTGTGGGACGGTAACTGGTCATCGAATACTGAATACACGATTGCGCCCGGGTTGAGTGACTATGTGTCGCCAGACTCGCCAAAGATTATCATTAGGCTGAAGTCGGATGCTGAACGTGGCACTGTTCAGGGGAATATCATATCTGAGGGTCTTTGCGAACTGCAGCCTATTACATGGATATTCTACTTTGATAGCAAGAAGCCTAACTTTCTATCTTTTGGCCGTACCAGAGATTTTCAGGTGAGCTATCTTCGAGAAGGTATAAAAGTGCCAATAGCCTTAGTTCGGGCGGAAATCCAGGAGTCAGTCGAAGATTTACAGATTTTAGTATTAAGCTTGATCGGCCCTCATGTTGGCACTGCTTTTCCCCAGGTTGTTGGTGTCGCAAAAAATCTCAATGCTTTTGATGAAGATGTTGAGTATTTAGACGAGAGGTGTGCGGATATAAAAGCTCGATTTTATAAGTCGCTAGCCGATCATTGGAATAAGGATAAAAGTAAAGAGCGCCAAAAAGATGATCGGTGATGGTGGTACTTAGACTCTGTCGTTCGTTTCGTTAGACTTGTTTAGGATTATGAGGGCAGGACATGGAAGAGGTTGATTCCTTCGTTGGGCCTCAGGTGCTTAGAGAAGTGCACCTAGCAGGCGGCGGTCGTGCGTTTAATGGGATGGATCAATACGTTGATTTGGAAACACCTACACTTCATGGAAAGCATCTAAGACTTAAATTAGCAAGTTTTTCTGCTTTGTATTCTGAGTTAAAGAAACTAAGGGTTCCTATTGTAGGTTGCGATTTTTTTCATACTCAAGACCAAGCTAGCGGACTCGTGCCGCCGGAATGGCGAGTTAAGTCAGTAACCGGGCCAGCGTGGCTATGTGCTGACCAAGGCCATAACTGGTCTTTTATACAGAATTCAGCCTTTGAAGAGAAGGAAGGAGTTTTGTGTGACTTAGCTTCACGTCTTTCACACCAGATAAGAGCGTGTGAATGGCGCGTCAGGGAGCTATCTAACTGCTATGCAAAGCAACTGGCTAGCAGCCTCCCTAAGAATTATAAAGAATCAGCTTTGTTTCTGGATGGCAATACATCTCAATGCTACATGGCGTTTCAATCCTTCCTTATTGATGCCTGCATACTGCGAGACTATTTGTGTGAGTTTTATTCGGCGGTAATTTTGAGGAAAGATATTGCATCTATTGGTGGTCTGATGGGGTATTTTAAAAATAATCCGCCCAATGATGCCGCAGGTAAGGAACTACATGTTTCCGCAAATAACGGGCAATGGCTATGCGAGCTTGGAGCTTATCGTAATCTCGTAGTTCACGCCGCGCCACTTTCTCAAGCTGGAGAGTCGCTATATGCAGTGGCTCGGCATTTCCCCCTTCCGGAAGGGGAAAAGCTTCCTGCTGTTAAACTACCGATACCTAAGAATCCCTCTAGCCTTAGAGACGCGCGCAATAATGGCGACTATTTTGCAAATGTGGACTTTGCGCGCTTCTCAAATTCCGTTAAAGACGTGGAAAACTGCAATGATGCATTGGAGTACAGCCACTTGTGCATGCAGCTGCTCGGCGCACTATCTGGATCGATAGCGAAAATCTCTCCGCTGAAGCCAACCATTCCAATAGCTAAGCCACTGCCAGGGACTTTGAAAATCACGCCAATAGGCGAATAGTACCCTTTGGGTCTTAGTGTCGAAGAAGTGTCGAAACCAAAGTGCGGTATAGCCCAACGATAGCTGGCACAACCAAACAGGAACCGCTAATTGACCAGCTTTGGCCAACATAGGCCATTGATGTGCACGACAGAAACAGGATTTGAAGCCCGGCCGCACCACCGGGTGCGATTGCCTTCCTCTTTGATT